GATTTACATCCCAATAATTTGAACCCGTATAACCACATTCACTAGAACGATACTTCCATTGACAGATATTCCCAATTAATTGGCGACATGGAATCTTTTTACCAGGCATATCAAGTTTACTGGTCAATTCAAATGAAACAATATCCCTGTTTTCTGAAACTTTTCTATCTATATACCAAATTTCCATAGGCCACTGAACATTAGGATCAGCAGCAGCTTCTCCATCTAGAAAACGTCTTAATGTACGAATACGTCTTATCTCTGCCCCAAGTAAATCATTACCTGGTGTTACACGATTAACTTCAACTAACAACGCCGTAATAGCTAAATCTAAATTAGCAACAGATATTGTTGGTCTTGGTAATTTACCAGTCGAATTATATTCAAAACCTGTTGCTTCCAAAGGCATCCGTACATAAGGTTGTCCAGCCCAAGTAATATTTCCTGTAACACCTGCATTGCATCCGTTATGCCATCTAATAGGAGAACTAATGGCTGTACCATGTAAATCTGTATCCAAGTGCATTTCAAATAATTCAATAATTGCGCTTGGAGCTAGTTTTGAAAGTTCTTCATAAACGCTACTAATTGCAGTCCAAGTCAATTCATTGTCTACAACAGTTGAACCAATATCTGTAGGCCAACTTGGTTCAGAAGAACCACTGGTGTATGGAGAAGAACCAGAAACAGAAGTAACCTTAAACAGTAAACCTGTTACTTGAGCAGTCGTAGCTCTACGAATATCACCTACTGAATAAGAGGCTCCTGCAACCCATGCTGAAACTGCCATTATGGTTCAAATACCTCTTGAAAAGTGGCATTAATCGTTGCATATCCCGCATAATTTATTTGTTTATCCCAACTTGAACAAATGTAAAGACTAGAACCTTTAACTGTCGTCCATGTAACTTCATTATCCGTGACAGTTGTTCCTATTTTTAAAGGCCATGAAGGTTCGCTAGACCCGCTAGTGTATGGAGAAGAACCAGAAACAGCAGTCACCTCATAATAAAAACCAGTTTCATTGTTAGTAGTTGGTTTTCTTATGTCTCCAACTGAATAAGCCGTACTAGCTTGCCACGCTGTTGAAGTACTTGGTTCGTTAGGAGCAGCCCAAGTAAAAGCTTGTCCATTATTTGCTGCTCTTGCGTCTAAAAACAATTCAATTTCATCACTTTGAGCTTCAGAAATATTTTCCCAAACAGGATTCCAAGTTTTTGCATTTTGATTCAAACCAAACGTCAATCTTTGAATATATCCATCTCCAAATTGAACAGTTTTTATATTAGGCGCAGATGTTTTTGATAATCCAAAAGTAGGAGAAATACTAGGAAAACTTGGATAAGTCATAAGTTAATTACTAAGAAGTCCTCCAGGTCTTTGCTCCTTAATAAGTTCGGCTTTAACCGCAACCCCTATTAATTTACCAAGTTGACTAGCTGTTGGAGTGTCACCCTCAACTTTAGTACCTTTTGCATCAACTGAAACATTAACAACTGTACTGCCACCACCACCAGCTATTCCAAGTTTTCCATCCTTACCACGCTTGAGGGGGACGATGGCCTCAGGGCCAGCTTCACCCATCAGGCCAATTCCCCGTGAAAATGGGAAAAGTGTAGGCTTGTCAACTATGCCTCCTTTGGCATAAGGGACTATGCCGTTCTGAGCAAAAACTCCTCCCTTTGCTGCCACCATTCCAGTAACTTGCGCAACAGTTGTTGTTTTCTGACCACCACCAAGCCAAGATTTAAAACCAGTAAGGGCATTAAGCATCATTTGTTTAATTATTATCTTTGATAAATCCGCAATCACAGAACGTGCAAATTCTTTGAATTGCAACTTTCCAGTCATCACAAAGTTAGTCAAAGAATCAGCCATCCTGTCAAACATTCCTGCTGTTGCATCAGCAACTTGTTCTCCAACAGATTTCATATTTTTAGCCCATTTATCTATACCACCCATAAATCCTTCAAATTTATTAGCCTCCTTTTGCTTCAGAAGAAGATCTGTAATTTCTTTTAGACTTCTCTTTTGGCCTTCTAAAAACTCATCTTGTAGATGATATATAACAAGTGCTTCTCTTGCTGCATCTCTTTTTGCTAATTCTTCTTTTGTAATATCCCCCATCTTAAACAACATCTGATCTGAAACTTCTAGTATCTTCGCCTTATCTATCTCAAACTGCTTATTGATCTTAGCCTGTTCATGTAATTGAGTTACAGATGCTTTTTCGTTTTCCTCTATTTTTTCTGTAATTTTCAATATATCTATATCTCTTTTTAATTTAAGTTCTGTTAATTTCATACCTTTTCCCCTTGCGTCTAATAAGTTAATCTCTAAATCCATCATCTTTTGAGACATAACTTTCTCGGTTCCCATTAACGACTCAAATTCTTTCTTTAACTTCTTAAAATCATGGGGATCATTAGCACCTTTTCTATAAGCTTCTATAGCTTTAGTTAATTCATCATATTTCTTGTTTAATTTTTCAATTGCGGCGGCTCTCTCTTTTTCATCTCTATATTTAAAAGCATTGCTAGTCGCTATTCTTACCATTTCCTTCTGAAGCTTAAGCCTTTCTTCAAAAGCTTTGTTTACGTCATCTTCTGTCGCTACACCAGATTCCAAACTAGCAACTAATTGATCATGGGCTTGTGCTGCCTTAAATGCCCAAATAGCAGTAGCAGTAAGACCAGCAGCAATAAGAACATAAGGATTAGCCATTGCAGCAATATTCATCTTTATTTGTGCAATAGTCAAAGCCTTTAAAGCAAGGACTTTCTTCCATATCCAACCAACCAGTAGTTTCAAATTCCAGCCCTCCAAAGCAGCCTTAAAAGCCAATGCTTGAATTGCTAATCCAGCCATTACCCCTCCTGCTACCGCCGCAACAGAAGCAAACTCATGGAAATTATCTATAACAAATTGAATTGTTCCAGCTAAAGCACCAAAAACATCAGCTCCAATATTGCCAACAGTAGCAAGTGCTGGAACTAATGAAGTCAATAAATTTGCACCAATGATTTGAAATTGCGCCCCAACATCTTTTAATTCAGTACCAACTGCAATTTTCATTTTATTCATTGCAATCCTTGACCTTGCACCTGCTTCTTCATTTGACTTTGCAATCTTCTCGGCTAATGGTGCATATTCTTCACCTAAGCTCGTTACAAACTTACTTAACATATCTAATCCTACTGTTCCATCTTTCAATTGTTTTTGCAATTGTTGAGTTGAAATATTATTTGCTTTAGCGAACTTCGTAACTGCCGCAGGGAATCTCTCGCCCAATTGTCCACTCAATTCTTCTGCACTTACCTTCCCTTTTGAATATATTTGAACCATCGCTGTGATCGCAGACTTAACATCATCTGCACTACCAGCAGTACCCTTAATTGCAACAGTTGTATTTAAAAATGCTTCTGCTGCATTATAAATATTTCCATTAGCACCTAATACAGCAGCACTTAATCTTGTCATTCCTTTTATCGCTACTTCTTGCGGTACGTTATAAACTTCAACTGCTTTTGTAATAGCTTTTTGTGCAACTTCATAATTTTCTGAAGTTTTAGTTATTCCCCGCAACGCAATCTGAGCTTTCTCAATATCTGACGCATAATTAGTAGCACCACCAATCGCCTGAGAAATTGGTGTCAGTACTTGACTAGCAACAAGACCACCAGTAATCGCACCACCAGCCATATCACCACCTGGTCTTAAAGCTTCAATACCAGCTCCAAGTCCAGCACCTAAGAATCCAGCAGGCCCACCAACAAAACCAGCACCTAATATTGACTGACCTGTTCTTCTTAAATTTGCACCGCTAAATTTATTTGCACTTAATCTCATCAAAGCTTTATCTGTATTCTGAATATCCTTAGTAAGTTGTTTAAATCCCTTACTAGCAGGATTCATCCCATCTCTTAATTGAACAAAAGCACTTTTTTGAGCAGTCAAGCTTTGAACGCTCTTATTACCTGCTTTCGACGCAGCAAGAATATCTTTTCTTACCTCTTCATAACTTTTACCCATTCGATCAATATCTGCATTGATCTTCGACATCCCAATATTTGCAATCTGATTATATAAACCAGAAATTTCCCTAACCTGAGTCGGCACAGGCATACGGAATGAACCAGGTGCATAACCACCCGATGCAGAAGGCGCGATCATCGCACCAGTGACAGGATCTCTACTTACTTGAGGTCTTGCCCATCCAGCATCCTGTCTCTCTTCATATTCAAACCTTCCACCCCCAATATCCTTTCTAGTCTGATACTTATAACCCTGTCTACCTGAGAAACCTGTCCCACCACCAGTTTCCTGTCGTATCTTCGCAAGTTTTTTCC